ACTCAGAGGGGGCTTCAGCTTCTTCCTCTGCTACAGCCACTTCAGAAGGATAGTAACCCCTTCCCCCACGAGAACCAGTATGAATCCTAGTATCACCTGGAGCAGGTTCTCCAGGCGTAAGATACTCAAGTCTCTCCCCTGGAGTAGCTTTGATAAGATACTCCAAGGCAGCTTCTAAAGCTGTTAATTTTGATAGAGAGATAGTCACTTAAAACCCATATTTTCTAAAAATTTTTAAAATCCTAGACTCATTACTTTTCTTTACTGAAGATAGTGCTAGTGGTAATTGTGAATCTACTTTTGGTGCTGGCTTACCACCACCCAATCCCTTGCTACGAACTTCCTGAACAAATTTGTCACCAGCTATTTGTTTTTCATGTTTAGCTTCTGGTGTAGCAGCCCTTTCTTTCTCTTCTCTAAATTGCGTCAATGGATCATTAAGAATCTGCATCGCATGCTGATATGCTGTACGTGCAGCAGCCTGATCTGAACTAGTAAGCGGGGAAGGCGTTTTTGGAGGAGTAGGTCCCTCGGCTGAGCCAGCCCGTGTAGCAAGCTCTCTCTGCTGTGGGTCAGTAAACATCTCTGATGGTACTACTGTAGGAGGATTCTTACGAACATCATCTATATCTTCTTCATGTTTTAATATCATTAAAACATCCCACAACCGCTTGATATCTGTTTTACGTGTCATAATTTCTCCCTCACTTCATTGTATATAGAACTAGAATCCAGACAGCAATAGCAATCAATAAATCAGAAATCGCTGCCGTTACCATACCAACAATCATGATGGTATGGTAATTACAGCGCAGATGCGTCTTTACCCACAACGGGAGTATTCGCATTCCACACACGAAGCGCACCCTTCTGCCATAGAAAGCACACTGCCACATTCAGGACATCGAGGACCACCAACTACTATCTCTTTGAAGTTTTCCAATGTAGTGGCATCTCCATGTCCATTAGCGTGAATAGATACCCCACTCGACTCTGCTAATACCTGACCTATCCCGTCTGCTAACGACAATACCATTTTACCGTTATTCCATACCGGACAGCAAGTAATTCCCAACAATTGTTTTGTAATAACTTCTACAGGTACTCCATACTGAAGAGCAGTTGAGATTAACCGTCCCATAGCCTCAGTATCCGCTGCATTACATTTACCTGTTTTACCTGTTAAAACAAGAACTTCATGTACTTGATCCTTATCATAATTTACCGTTACACGCATCTTACCGTGACCTGTAGGCATAGCGGTAGTTTTACCTACCAAAGTGGTAGGTACAGAAACCTCATTAGGATTACTAGAAGGAGCAACAGTAGAAACTAAAACTTCTCGTTCTCTAGAACCACGTCGATATACGGTTATCCCTTTGCAATCCGCTTCCCATGCTTGATCATAAGCAATCGAGATATCAGCTTCTGTCGCTTCAGTAGGAAGATTAATAGTCTTAGAGATACCAGAATCTACATACTTTTGAAAAGTGGCTTGCATCTTAATGTGATTACCGTAATTAATCTCATCACTGGTAACAAAAACTTCTTGAAGAGTCTTATCCATTAACCCATCAATACTATGCCCTTCATGTAGATAATCAATGATTTCTGATTCCGACATGTTTAGACGATCTTTTAAATCCTCATTGATATAAAAAAGTTCCATATTCTCTAAAGCAGCTGACATATTATGCTTCTTATACGCCAATGCAAACAATGGCTCAATTCCACTGGAGCAGTTGGCAATCATACTGATAGTTCCAGTAGGAGCCAAAGATAATCGCCACGCATTACGCATAGCTTCCCATTTACCACCATTAGCTTTATTCAGTGGAGAATCGACAAAAGCCGGGAAGCTTCCTTTCTGAGAGCCAATAACCCTAGAAGTCTGGTCTGCATGCTGTTGTAGCAAAAAACCTATACGATCTGCCAGCGTAATTGCTTCATCACTATCATAAGGAGTATTAGTACGAACCAATAAATCAGCAAAACCCATGATACCTAAACCAATCTTACGAGTAGCCTGATTCATCGAAGTAGTGTATTCCGTAGGATGTTGATTAGCATCTACAACATTATCTAAAAAATGCACACAAGTAGAAACAACTTTCGCAAAACGTGTTTCATCAAAAGAATCGTTAATAACAAACTTACCAACATTTATACTGCCTAGATTACAAGACTCACCTGAAAGTAAAGGTTGTTCTCCACAAGGATTAGTAGCATTGATAGTACCTAGAGCAGGAGTAGTATTATCTTTATTAATACGGTCTAACCATACCATTCCAGGTTCGCCATTTAACCATGCACCCTTGATAATCTCACTGTAAAGCTCTTTAGCCCTTATAAAACGTCCATCCATACCTTCAACTGGGAATTCATAAGAAGTACGGTCTAAAGGCCACGCTAACCGGACATAACGGTCTTCACGGACAGAAGCCATAAAAGTACTATCAGCCCCAATAGATATATTGAAATTAGAAATTTGACCCTCAATATTCTTACAATGAATAAATTCTTCAATATCGGGGTGATAAACTTCCATAATAGCCATATGTGCGCCATCACGTTTCCCGCCTTGCGTAATCATAGTACCTACTTGAGAAAGTACTCGTAACACATTGATAGGCCCACAAGCCTTACCCTGAGTGGTAGCTATTACCTGACCTTTAGGACGCAAAGCAGAAAGACTAAAACCGATGCCACCACCAAACTTCTCTATCATCGCTTGGTCATGAGCAACACGCATTATGTCTTCCATGCTATCTGGTATATCCATTACATAACACGCAGACATCGTCCCTTCGCCTGTACCAGCATTCATTAACGTCGGACTGTTTGGAATAAAATCCAAATTCCACATTAAATCAAAAAATTCACGTTCTAATGTTTGAACATCATCATCACTAGCCCCATACTTATACTCTACTTCAGATATAGTACGAGCAACTCTAGTAAACATTCCTTCAGCGTCCTCAATAGGACTACCTTCCTCATCTTTTAGATAATACCTACGTTCTAATATCTTCAAGGCATTATCCGTTAGATTAAACGTCGCTGCTTTCACAATTCCCACTTCCTTTTACAAAATAAAAACGGTTTCGGTGCCTCAGATCCACAAACCCGAAACCGTTAATTAACAGTTATATAACTGCGAATGTCCCAATAGATTACGTGACACGTAATTGACCCCACTTAGCTATCATTAAGGCATCGATTGAATCTTGAGATAGTTTACTGACATCATTTCCTAAAATCTTTATAGCCATCGCCTTCACCTTATCCTTATCTGCCCCGCCGTCACCGATAACATCCTTCTTCCAGGTCTTCACATTTACAGTAAAGACATCTATATCGTGATGCATAAATACAACACGACACATAGCTAATACATGAACCAGTTTAATGAGAGACTGACGGTTCTGAACTAATGGGATATCTTCAATACAAACAAGGTCGTCTGGAGTGACATGTTCTTTAACCCATGGACGAAATTGTTCGTATAATCCTTTTAACCTAGTTTCCCAAGATTTAGATTTAAAGGTTAATTCTACCACGTCAAAACCTTCTAAGGAAAGGTTTGCAATGGCTATTTTCGAAGTGCTTAAATCAAGTCCATAAACACTCATATCTTAAAACGTTCTTGACCTCTCCTGGTTACCAACCGACTAATCGTTTCAAATTGAGATTCATAAAGACTGAGTCTACCTTTAAGCAATTTCAACTCGGCAGAGAGTCCAATAACACGAACCCTAAGACTTTCAAGCTGATCATCTTCAGACAATGCTAGACCTTTCAATGAATCTTTAAGTAAACGTTTATCAGATTGTTTTTCTAACTCAGCTATCTTAATAGATAGCATGACATCAAAACCTTCGGACAAGATTGTATGCTGACTGTCTAAACTAGCAATCTTATGTGACAAATATCCTCGCCATGCACCAAAAAACAGTAACCATTCCTCTATTTGCCCGTCACTAAGACGGTCTGCATTCATAGGAAATTTATAGGAATGGCCCCCTTCAGGATACTCTGGTACAGGATACTGTAAATCGATATTATGTAATTCTGCTGTCTTTTGTAAAAATACAGATACTTTAACCATGTTACATTCCTTTTATAAAATAATCTTTTTCACAAGTCTTACGATAATTACACCAGTCATGTTTCCACTCTGGTTGATACGGATAGAATTCACCCTTATCTAGATACTCTTTTACTTGTCTAAATTTTTCTAAAGTAGTATCAATAATAGAATCATTACGCTCTGTCTCACAGATAATGTATTCCTGATTATTCTTATTTATATAGAAAATGATTCCCTCATTAATCCCGGTCATCAACGAGTATAAATTCCACTGAATCAGATGATCATGTCGAGGGAGATATTGAGCATACTTAGGATTTTTAGGTTCTGCCATACTTTTCAGTTCTAACAGAACTTCTTTATCATCTACAGGACGTTTAATGATAGCATCGTAAAAGCCACGGATAAGTGGGTCCTCATAAGTAACCTCTTGCTCCGACGATACCATTAGACCAGTTTCAATTAATTTCTTCTCAATAAACTCATGGAAAACGGTACCGATACCCATACGACGAAGACTTTGAGACGGTATAGGATCTTGATCATATCCTAACATGTAGTAATACAAGGCTCGTGGACATAAATGAGCTTGCGAAGGACTAAAATGTGTACGTTTATATGAATCTCGTTGCTGCGTTAAATCATAATTATCAAAGGCCGATTCAATCCAATGTTTTTCTCTATCTTTAAGTAATTGACTAAGTTTAGGCATTTATTTGCTCCTCTGCATATATTATTAATTGAGTAATAAACTCGTTTTTAAATGACTGTCGCACCTCTTTTAACGGAAATCTCCATATCTCTATCTGATAATTGTCCCGTATGTATTCATCCCTAACTGCATCGTGCCGTTTCATATGGTAAGGCCCATCAATC